GCCTTCATCTGCAGTGTTTTTTATCTCTTCAGCGAATTCGCTGACCTCTGCCTGTTTTTCGGGAGTAGTAATGCCAAGATTTTCAATTATGTTTCTATCCATTCTTGCAGTTTGTGGATTTAACACAGAGTCCATAAGGCTTTCTTGAAATTCTTCTTTATCAGACACAATACCTTGAGGACTCAATGCGCGCCTCATCAACTCATCGTATTCTTGCCTTCGTCCAAAATCGTAATCCTCTCGCTCCTGTCTTCTAGTCATTTCGTCTTGAATGCGTCTTTCTTGACGCAAGCCAGTAAGAGTGTCCTGAAGACCTCTTAAAGCTGGAGCGTAACTTGCTGATTGTACGAAAAAAGGATTGCTAGCCATAATTATCTACCTATATAGTCAAGCCTCTGATACTGCCCAATCTCGCCATGGCAGGATCAAGTGAATTGTTTTGCGCAGGTTCTTGTCTTCCTCTGCCCCTTAATATTTGACTAGCCGCCATTTGAGGATTTTTTTTCATGTAGGCTGCAGGCATAGCTCCTCTTCCCGCCATTTGAGGATTTTTTTTCATGTAGGCTGCAAGCATAGCTCCTCTTCCCTCTATTGGAGATCCTTCTTTCATAAGAGTTTGCTCATTAATATTATTTGGCTGTAACACTCTACCCCCTTCTAAAACTACTCTAGGGTCAAGAAAATTCTTGGTGGCATCATCCACCCTATCCCCAACGTAATCATATCTGCCCGTCCCTATGTTTGTCAGCATCGCGCCGCGATCATCAAATGACTGCCCCTGAGGTATAACAGTTTGTGGAGTTGTATTATTAGCCTGAAGCATTCTGCCTCCTTGTGTAACCACCTGAGGATTAAGACCGTAAGACAGGGGATCTTGAGGCATTGGAGCATCTAGGGTCATTTGGGGCTGCAGCTGATTGTATTGAGGGTTTACAACACCCTGCAAGCCAGCTAAGCCACCTAAAAACATTGGATTCTGTTGCGGCTGATCAAAATACATTATTGAATACCTAAAACGCCATAATTTACAGTTAAATAACCTTTACTCTCGCCAATTGCTTCTGGCATATATTCTGCTACTTCATGCGCCATAACGCCCTCGCCACTGCCAGACAATCCCAATTCTTTAGCATTATCATTCCAGTCCCACTTGTACCATCTATGCCCGTTCACGCTCTCCATGTATTTTACATTGTCTTTTAATCTAACATCACAAAAAGCTAATGACGCGCCACCGGTAAAAGGAGCTGCAGCCAATGAAGCTATACCCATAAGGTTTCCAAAGCCAGCCTGATCCGCCGCCTGTTGTGATTGCTGCGCCCCGATAATTCCCTGCGCCCTAGTCTGTCCTATTTGAGACATTTGATTCGCTATGGCGTTTGTATTCTGAGGCAGATTAGCTAAACCTTGAAGACCTGCTAACTCTTGTCCGTAAATGTTAGCCAAGGCTTGAGACTCGGCAACACCAGCGCGCCCTCGCTCTTTTGCTAAGGCGTCAGCTAAAACACCACTCCTTAAAAAACCGCCTACCGATGCTTGCCGTCCTTGCAGATTCTCGGCATCCATTAATCTTTGATTGATTAAATCTTGCTGAGCGGCATATAAGGGAGAATCCTGAGCGAATCCTAGCAGTTTATCTCTAAATCCAGCTTCTCCCCCCTTTAATCCATACATTCCACCAAAGCCACGTAAAGCGCCCTCAGAGAACTGTCGAGGAAGCTTTTCTTTTTCCTTGAGGTAATCTAAAGCCTCTTTCTGAGCTGCAACCTGCGCCCTAGAAGCGTCCTTAGCCGCATCTGCAGCATCATCTCCACCGCCAAGTACTCCACCTACCGCTTTTTTAATTCCGCCCATCTTTAAGCCTCACAAAAATATCTTTTCCTTCGTCATCTATGCCAACTTTAAAAAAATCAAAATTTTTAACCAAATTCTTAACGCTTGCCTTGTCAATCCCAGTCATAAGCATTTGACACCAAGGAAATTCAACAAAAACCCAGTCTATAAAATCTTTAAACGCTAACCTCAAGTGTCTAATAGCCTTCTTTTCGCAAGAAAAGTGGCAAACAAGAGCATCACCACGTCTACTGAATGAAAATACAACACGACCATTTTCTCGCCATTCTTTCAAAATATGATTATCGTTTCGGTAAATACCAAAGTCATTACCTTCAAGATCGTATATCATGCCTTACGACCTATTGTTATTCTAGCATAATCATCCTGAATTGCAGCAACCTGACCAATATCTTTGACCATTATTCTGGTTTTTTGACCGGTAGAAACGTCAATGAGACAGCCATTTATTTGTGCCGAGCCTCTATTCTGGGTGGCATTTCTTAGAATATACTGAGAATCCATAGCAAAAGGTACGTCTACAAATCCAGCGCCATCTAATTTATCTATCTGTATTTTTATGTCTAGCTGTATTCTGTTATTTCCGCCGCTGTTCTCTCCCATAACCCAAACAAAAAATTGATAAACGCCTGAGTTCTGGTGAGTTATCTCACCCGATAGAGAATCTAATAGTAAATTGCCTCCCTCTATATCTAAGTTCCATCCAGTTAGAGGGGCGTAAGCGCCAGTAGTTAGCTGCTGTCCCGACTTGACCGCCTGAAATCTAGTAGCGAGTATTCTAAAGTTTTCTGCAAGATTTAGATAATCCTCTACGAAAGACTCAGGAAAACCTTCATTTCGAAGCTCCTCAGCACTAAATACAAAACTCTGTAGACCATCAACCATAATTTATAAATGCCCTACTAAATATCATTCTGGATCTACTGGCACCTCTTAGCCTAAAAGCAAACCAGTCATTGACGTATCCTAAGCGATAAACGATAAAACGCTTTTTGTATTCTGTAGGCAATCCGTATTCTATTGAATGCTCTTGAGAGTGAGATATGCCGTCATAAGTTGTTGATATAAAAACCGTAGCGTCTTTGTTGGGAGTAAATCCAGCTATAGTTTCAATTTCCAGTTCATCGATGCTAGCCGACTCGCTGTAAATGTAAGGCGTGTATAAATACCATTCCTGTATCTCACCATATTGCTCTGCGCTATTTTCATCTAGAAAACCTAACCTGCCGCTAGATTTATCACCCAAGACCCAAAGACCTACTCTAGGCTCAAAAATTAAGTGCTTTCCTATCCAGTCCTCGCTTTCTAAACCAGACTTTAAAATAGACCAGCTTTGCTCAATTCCAGCAGCCTGACTCAGAGTAAAGTTAAAAAGCAGAACCTCGTTAGGAAGGTGAAGTATTAAGTGTGTGTATCCATCAAGCTCATACCCCTCTAAAACAACTTCAGAAAGCTCCGACTCAGTGTATTTCTTTAAAACTTTTTCTACCTCTCTGGTCGATATTCTTTGAGTGCTACCAGCACCCATTACGTGAACGCCTATAGATTCGTTTTTTGCACCGCCAACAAAAAACCAAGTCCCATTCACTTCAGTCTTTGCGTGAGTTGCAACAAGACCAGACTTTAAAGCCCTAGTAGGCAATCTCTGAAAAGCGAAAGTTTCACCACCTACGTTAGTAAAAAACTCAATAGAATACCTGTTAAAAGCTATCCATTTGTTATCCGTTGTTTTGCCAACACCTACCGTAGGGTCAGGAGAGAACTCAGCCGTGGCTAATGCGAGCGGAGCAATAGAGTCCTCTATTGGGGTTCCAGCAACTATTTCCGTGTGATAAAGAACATCACCATCAGTAAGGCAGTAATAGCCATCAATCCAAACGCCATCAATAGGAACGCGAATATCCGGATCATTACCTTGACGAAATCCATTAACAGGGTCATAGAGGTAGAATTTACCATCAGCGACAATACCTTGCGTCTCAAAAGAATAAGGAAGACTTGCAGTATCGGCTCCAAGTATTGTACCAAGACTATTAGAAACGCCATTTTGATCAACCTCAATAAAGTCAGTACCACTCAATCTAAAATGATTCTCTAACCTTTCGTTCCAGACTCCGCCACGATCTACTCCAAATCCATCACCAAACTGAGTAAGCCCATAATACTCAATCATATAACCCTGAGCATCAAACATGGGACGAACTACGCCAGTCATATTAATAGGCAAATAATCCCTATAGTCTGTCTCGCTTCCTGATTTATCTCCCTTTACGAAAGTTATTATTTTACTAGGCATTAAAATATATTCCAGTTATAGCTGAATATCTCAAAGTCTCCAGCCCCAGTATTCCTTTCTACCCATAGCTCTACGTAGTCATTTTGATTAAGATCTACAGATCCGCTAATAGGAACAGGAACTACGCCAGTAAAAAATGATAGGTCAAACCTCATTCTAGTTGATACATCTACAACCCCATTAACGGCAAGATAAACTGATACCTGATTTAAACCAAAAGCATTGTCTATACTTAAGCCTCCTGAAACTTTAGCTCTTTTAGAGTGTTGACCTAAATACCTTAAACGGTTATCAACCCCTCCATCATCAACTCTAAATAGGTTGTTAGTGGTAGAGGCTCCAGTTATCTTAGTAGGCGTATTGCTTGCAGCTATAACTGTAGTGCTAGGGGCATCCTTAGAAATGTTACCTTCAGCGGCAGAGTCTTTGTAAATTTGAGCAATTCCCGTAGCTTCAACATCCCAAGCCTCTCCGTTAAATACCGTTAAATCATCTACATAAGTTCCATCTCCGTTAAATATGGTAGCTGTATCGATGATTGCATTTCTAGTAATTGAGGTTATTCCAGAAACAGATAAGCCTGTATTTCCTAGTGGAACACCAAAGCCGCAGTTAGTAAATTTCAACAAGTCAAAATCACCAATAAGCTCTAGCTGAGTATTCGCAGTGTTTGTCTGCTGAAAGGCTGCGCCATCTCTTACTACGAAATTAACATCCGTTATAGTTAGGCCATCGGCATTAGTATTGTAAGATATGTAATTTTCATACCAAGCATAAAGACCTTCTACATCGCCTAAATTAGTGTTATTTTGAAATGAGCACACGCTTAGATTCCAATATTCAGACCCAGAAGGGTCATTTATTTGAAATACCTTAGAGCCTGTTCCGCTTATATCAAAATCTAGGCCAGTAACTACGGCTCCTTTGCTAGTATCAATAAGAATGTGATTTGCCTCAGATGAAACAAAACCATCAAATGACCGCCCAGTATTTCCCATCACTGTTGCGCCATTAAAGTCTAAGGAGGTATTATCGGTGGCGTTTATTTTTCCAACAACTTTATAAGACTTTGAAGGATCGGCTGGAGCTAGCTCTGCCTTTGCTTCATTCCAGTTGGAAATGACAACATCGCCGCCGCTGGCAAAAGTTCCATACTTCACCCCGCCGATGATTCCATTCAATGTTCCGTTATTCGTTACTGTATAAGTACCATAATCAAACTGAGGGATAATTACATAAGCCTCACACCCTGATCCTATAGTTATGTCCCCCTGAAGACTCTGAAGGTTTAAATTCAATTGAGCGCTGCCGCTTATATCGATTTCACCAAATCCAAGCGTGGCGTTAATTGATGTTATACCGCTACTTGAATCTGTTATTTTACCAGCGCTATTTATGATGTCTCCATTAACGGTTATAGCTCCTATGGAATCATTCCTAAATAAAACAGCCGAAGGGTTGAGAGCTTGTATGAATGGAGAGTTTAATTGCTCTGCAGCCTGCCCTGTATTGATTACGCCCACACCAGCTCCCGCAACAGAAAACTCGTTTATGGTGTGCTGATTAACACTAAATATTGAGGTATTAGATTCGATACCTACATTAGCTAAAAGGCTATCTATTGCAGTGTTGTTTCCACCCGATGAGCTTTCTAGCTTTATGCCTATGCCGATTTGATTGGCGAGAGTAGAGCAATTGAACCTGCCCTCTATGATTTCATCAAATACTACGCAAGCGGCGTTAGCATTTGCGCCGCCATAAGCAAGCTGCCTTACTTCTAAATCTGCAAATGAAGCCATATTTACTATGTTGTCATTTGAGGTAACGCTAAACCTCATCTTTGAGTAATCAACCACAATAAATTCAGACAAAGTGATTGATCCATCAATAGAATCTGCGCTATCAGATAAAACCGAAACTGCGGCATCAACTGAAGGAGGAGGCGTTTTGCTCGCCGCTATACTTAGAGCAAGATCTGTAGCGTAAGAGTCGCCATCCCTTAAGTCGTTACCATTTTCTTTTCTGTAAACTGTTCTTTCTTCTAAGCCTGTTTTAGGCTCTAGAACAGTATTAGGATAAATAGCCATATTTAAACTCCTTGGACTGCTGGAGAGATTTCTAGGAACAACTGATCTTCTGAAATTATTTGACCTATAGGTTTAACCCAATCTGGAAACGAAGGCAAATTCGTAGATGGGGCACCAAAAGCGCCTAAATAAATCTTTTTTCCAACATCTGAAGAAGGAAAAGCTGGTGATGGCAGCAATATAAAACCAGCACCAAAATATAATAAAAAGTTGTCGGCAGTGGCGAAAAGAACTACCCCAAGGACGTCTGCGCTTTCTGCCGTTGAAATATCACCAAGTTCATATTTTTTTGTTGATTCGCTAAAATAAACTAGCTGACCATCGACGAATCCATGGCCTATCTGCTCTATAAATCTAGTAGGCGGAGTACCACCTGAACCAGATCCAGTTGCCTCCTGTACGCTTTCTCCGTCAGGCTGAACCTCAAAAACAAAGTAGCCGTCAGTGACTTGAGCGTAAATTATTCCACCTATCCATCCGTCTTCTCCTCTAAACCGAGATTCTGCAAAATACCCTACGGCGAGCAAGTCCCCACTAGAGTCCATATCGCACTTATAAACATAAGTATTGAAAATACCCCTAGTCTGCAAGGATGCTCTATCAATGTGTCTCTGCTTAAAAGCCATTAGTTACCTCCAACGGTCTCAGGCTTTGTTACATCAAAGTTAATAAGTCTGGTTTCTATTCGGTTATTGCTAGTAGTTATTGTTATTTTTACTTGCTGCCAAGAGCCGCTAACTGTAGAAGTTTGACCTCTAACCCTGTAACTAATTATGTTTTGATCTAGATTTAAGCTATCAGATATGAGTGAAAGCCTATTGTCTACCTCGATTGTATATGTATCAATTGTTTCACCTAAATCTAAATATGAAATATAATTTTCAGAATAATCATTCTGATCGCCCACAAATAAATTTTTCGTGTCGCATGAGTTAGGTGGATGAGATGGCTCATCGTAAAACCTATTCCACTCTTGATAACGCATAGTATTACCTCGCCCCGTTGCCATCCTAGAGGGGTAAGAAACCTCTTGTGCTCTTTCTTTAACTGAAATAGAAAACGCTCCAGAAAGAGAGGCATTTGCTTGCGCCAACAATTGAGGCGGAACAGCTTTGTTAAAATCTGGAATTAATTTTACGGCTAGATTGGTGACAAAACACTCGCCAAAACGAGGGTTTACGTTAGTGGGAGAATTGGGGTCGGGACTTTCTTCAAAGTTATAACCCGTGCAAAGGTTTCTACCCTCAAACTCATACGCCATAGACTCTAAGCGTCTTAAAGCTAGAACCAAATCAGAAGGAGTAGGATTAACAGTAAGCCCGCTTATCCTCATTCGAGAATAGGCGTCATTTATGTAATCAATCTTTGTTGCCATTTAGCCAGCCCTTAACAGTATTAACTAGGCTGGATTTATCTTCTGTCTCTTCTTCTATTTCTTTAGGCAGCTCAACTTGAGGCTCTTCTAAGCTTGTAGACCAGCCGCTTTGTAAAAAAGAGTACAATGCAGAAGTCTGAACTTTCTTGCTTTCAATAGAACCATCTTCGCTCTTGCGATAAAGAATAACAGCCATAATAAATCCAGTTAAATTAAAAAGGGAGGGCGAACCCTCCCGATTTACTATTAAGGAATAGTTACACCGATACCAACGTCTTGAGGCTTGGCAATTGTGATTCCGTACCAAACGAATAAACGGTATCTGAAGCTCATGTTGGTTAGATTTGCATCGTAAACCATGTAAGCAGTTTGACCGTTAGACATTGTTTCAGTAATTACCTGCATACCATCGTACTGCTTGAATAGCTCGACAGGGATGGTTCCAGAAATAACTTCAATTGCGTCTTTGTTCCAGAAAAGGTTGGCTTTCTGATCGCCAGCCGCGCCAAAGTCATTTAGAACATTAACATTAACACCGTCAGGAATAGCGCCGTTAGTGTTTGTTTTGTTTACAACATTGCCGTAAGCCTGCTCTAACGCAGTAAGAGTGGCGTCATTTACACCAATAGGCTTAGGATAGATGCGAATAGTGTTTGCAGCTGAAATATCTTTGCCCACTACAGTAAATGTCATTAGTTCGTTTGTTTCGTTCTTGTCAGCACGACCCACAGACTCTACAGTGTCAAAAGTTATCTTATCGCCTACGTTAAACGCAGCGCTAGAAGCCACAACAACATCAGCAGAGCGATAATCAACGTTAGTCACCTGACCAGTAACAGTGTCAACTGAGCCACCTTCAGGAGCAAAGCTTTGATCGCCCACTACAGTGCTGCCGCCACTTGTGTTATTGACAATATTAGGCAAGAAAGACTCGGTGTAAACGTCAAACTCAGCAACGTTATTGGCAACCTGACCAGTCTCCCATGTTACGGTAGGCATACCTTGAACAGTTTGACGGCCAGCTAATTCGTTAGCAAAAGTCTTATTGTCTCGATCATTTAATAGAAAGCAGCGATCACCCTTAATTGATTGACGCTGATTCATAATTACTTGACCTTCAGCTAAAAAGTCAAAACCACTAGTGCTAGTAGCTGCTGATTGAGTAAAAAACATAGATCCTTGTAAGACAGCGCGATCCGTAATACGTTTGTTTTGCTCGGTGACCTGCTGCATTGCAGACTGCTTACCAGCTCTTTCCCAGAAAGTCATGTCGCGCAAGTCATCGGCGCGC